ACAATCATGGAGTCCATCTTAAAACCGGAAAATTTCCCTTCGATATCATAGCCATCATAGCAACGATAGGTACGGACGTCGCCACATTGGTTAATCTCTGTAAACTTACCTTTTAGTCGAATATCGACACTTTGAATCCAGCCAAGCAGTCCGCCGTTCCAATAGATATAGGCGTGGTTACCGTGGAGAAATTGCGATCCGTGGAGCATAACAGTGTTATTTCTTGCCATGGGTTTCCCTCCTTTCTAAGATATTAGACCAAGTTAATCGGGAAATAGAGATCGTTCATGCTCTGTAAGATTTTGAGGTTGGCACCGAGGAAAACCGAGCGCTTAAACGACATTGCCTTTACGGTGTCATCATCCCAGTCGGCGGCCTCTTCCTTGCCGGACGCCAACCAAGCAGCGCGTTGGGCGTCGGCGTCGATGAAAGCCTTGTTGGAGTTGTTGCCGTCCAGAATCTTTTCCTCTTCCAGTTGACGGAAGTATGAGAAGTTTAAGGCCGAGATAAACAGCATCTGATTATCTTGACTGTTGCGATATTTGCCCTGGTAAGTCTCCCGGAAGGTGGTAGCGATATCGTCGCGGATGAGGTCCATCGCTTCAACTACTTCTATGTACTGCATATCTTCCGTTTGAGTGTCCCCATTCAGATCAGTCAGGGAGTTGTTACCCTGCCCAACGACAACGGTATCTTCGTCGTCGTTGCAGAGGATGAACTTGCCTTTTGCAAGCTCTCCATTCGGATCTTCAAAGTCGTCGACTTCCTTCAGGTTGGAGCAGAGGTAGCGGGTGCAGCCGCGCAGCACGTTGCAGACGGCCAGAATACCAACCAAGGAGGGCAAATAAGCGACGCCGCTTTGCGTGCCGCGATCGTCGGTAAAGGTGACGGACTCGTTGCCAAAATCAACGACGTGCATAGAGTTCGGCGCAACGGAGGGCTTATAGACAATAGCCTTGTACCCTTTGCCCTGTTTTTCCTGGGCTTTGATCCAGGAGGAAAGCGCGGTAGCGTCTTCGGGGGTCATACCAACGACTGTGATCCAGCCGTTTTTCATTTTCTTTAGAACGAATTTGAGCGCGTCAGCCAAGGTTTCGTCTTCCGAAATCCGAAAGACATACGTTCGGAAGGGGGCTAAAGCGAGAGGGTCCGAGATAGCGCGATAATTATCGGTGGTAAAGCGTTCCTTGTCGGCTTCAAGGGCGGTCAGGTCGGTGTACTTGCGCCAGCGGAACGACTTGTCCGTGTCGTCTCGAACGATCAGCGCGGCGTTCCCGCGTTCGCTGCGCTCCATAAGCGTACCGGCCTTTTGGTGAAAAGAAATTTCGATTTCTGGGAGGTTGACAGCCATATTATCACCTCATTTGTGGGGGGTAGTTTTAGTATTGGTCATTGAGTTCGAGGGTTTCCATGAGCTCGCCGGAACCGTGATCGTGTGGCAGACGGTTGGCAGTCTCGTAGATGGTGGCCTGAATCTGACAGCACAGTACACCGGCGTCGAGCTGTTCCAGATGGAGGGAAGAAGTCAGAGGGACCCAGATATCATCATAGGGAAAACCGTCGCCAAAGAGGTCAGCGAGGCCCATTCCGACAATCTCGCATTCATCGCGGGGGGCGTCGAGGGGGGCATAGTACCAGATATCTACGTCGACCATGGTGACGCGTTCGCGTCCGAGAAAAGAGACGTCAGCGGTGGAGATATCGAGCTTGAAGGAGCTGCGCATGACGGGGGTCTTCACGTCGGTGCTGTATACTTTCGAATCAGGGAATTGAGTTAGAATCTGTGTTCCGAGGGAAGTGCGTAGCCTTTCGTAATCCATGTTGTCGTCTCCTTTGGGGGTCAACGGCCTGATAGCGTGTCCTCGATTTCGTCGGCGATCTTCTGGGCAATGCGGACGAAATCACCTTGAAAGTCGTTATTGGCTTTTGCAAAGATAGCGAAGCCTGGGACCTGTCCGCCGACGCGTCGACCCCAAAGCACTTTAGCGTGACCCTCTTCGAGCAAATGGGAATGGGGTGCGTTCGAGTAGACGCGGACGGATACATCGTCGTCCCGGTTAAAAACGATCTTGCCGCGTTTGATGGAGCGCATATACTTGCCGCTTTTCTGTTTGACAGCAAGGCGGGCTTTCTGTTTGACAAGCCGTTTCAGTTCATTGCCGGCCTTTTGGGCCTGCATTCGTTTAATCTTCTTGATCTTCTTGGGGCAGTCGATCATCCGGGTCAGATAGGCTTCCAGGTCGGAGAGATCCACACCTTCGCGCATGGGGTTCACCAACTTTCAGAGAGCAGTCAATTTCCGTCATGCCGGGCTGGTTGTAGACGGGAAAGAAAGAAACGATGTCGTAGCGTTGACCTTGATAGAAGAAGAACATTTCAAGGGAAAGCTCTGGGAGTGCTTTGGTCCGTATGTAGACACGATGAGAGACATCGGCGCGGTGGGTATCGCCGTCGATGATGTCGATCGTAGCGAGTCGTCCGCTGACGGGGACGATTTTAGCCCAAATGCGGCGCAGCTCGTGGAACTCCTGACGGGTTTCATAGCCGTCGGTCACTTCGGTTTGTGCGTAAACGGTTATTCGGTTACTGAGTTGTCCCGCCTGATGTAGTCGAGCCATCGGGATCATCCTTTCCGTTTCCGTCGGTAGGTATGGTTGGGCGTGAAATCGTTCGGGAAGCGATAGCGCAGCGGATTTTGAGCTGATTGATGATCTGACGAACAGCAGGGGTAGCGGCGGCATGAGCGGCGTCGGTTTCGCGGCCATCGTAAAGCGCCAGCACCATATGAAAGGAAGCCAAATCATAAGCGGCGGGGGAGAACACGCGATCAATTCCAGCAGCCATCAAGTAATCATCTGCGACAGCGAGCAGCATGGACAGCAAGGGGTCATCGTCGTCGAAATCAACGCGCACATAGTTTTTAAGGGCAGCAAAGCGCTGCTCGTAGTCGTAGACCATACAGCTAAGGTCAAGATTAGCCAGACCGGGGTCAAACGGTTCGGGGGGAATGGTCGGGTTGGTGTTGTTTGTAGAATCCGCCGAATCGGGGTCCGTAGAAGTACCAGGTAGCTTTGTGCTATCCGCCGAATCGGGGTCCGTAGAAGTACCAGGTAGCTTTGTGTGATCTGCCGAATCGGTTTCTTGTCCGGGCTGTTGTCCAGGCGTCGACTCGGCTTGTGCTTGTTCTTGAGTCATGATATTTCTCCTTATGCCTTAGGTAGGAGCACGAGGGTGGCGGCTTCTTCGTCCATGACGCAAGCGCCCATTCGCTTAACGGCGCGAACCTCGGTGCTGACGTTTTCCCAGGCTGCGCCGCCGATCCGGGTAGATTCCAGCTCCATTGCCTGTCGCTGGAACAGGACGCCGAACTGTTTCAGATCGCCGATGTAGAGCGGCGAGCCGCCGGCCTTGTCGGGCAAGGCGGAATCATTGACGACGTGGACCGTCCGCGAGAACAGCAACTTTTCGGTGCCATTGGCGGGGTTAGGCTGAAGCAGGGGGCGGCCCATGCCGTCCGCGAGCTTGTCGAGGGTAGAGATCCCGCTTTGGTTGGTGACGAAGGAAGCGGTCCGGGCAATAGCGGGGTCAAGCGTCACATGCAGCGCGTCTTTAATCGTGTCGAGGGCCTTCCCGGCGGCAGCGGTAACGGCCTTAGCGTCGAGGATAGCCAGGAGGTCGAGCAATATCCGATTCTCGGTAATGACGTCGCGTTTGGCGAACCAGCGAGCGAGGTAGCTGATTAGATTTTGGTCGGAGTCCTTCAGCAATTCCTCTGAGATGGGGCAAATGGACGCGTATTTCTTGACGGTGTAGGTAATGAGTTTGAACTGTGGTTTGAGGTCTTTGGGGACCTTGGCGTATTCGCCGACTTCAACAAAGCCGGATTGGGGGTTGACATCGATAACGCGGGACCCGCTCAAAGTGTTGACGTGCTCCACGCGGAAAAGTCGAGAGAGAGGGTAAAGCTGTCGTTTCAGCTCGATAATGCGGGTCTGGATGTCCTGGGGGACAAGCAGCCCACCATCCGCCGGGACGCCTTCGCTCATTTGTTGGGAGGTATCGCCACCGGTTTCGCCGGTTTTGGGGGCAGGGGAACCGGCTTCATTTTGAGCGATAATCTGGAGATTCCGGGCAAAGCGCGAATAATCGCCGATACTTTGGGCGCGGATACATTCACAAAACGCGTGGTTGCTGTCGGAAACGGGTTTGAAAGCGGGTTCAGCTTTGGGGGAAGCAGGGGAAGCAAAGGCAGCGTTCAGGGCTTCGGATTTCCCGAAGGGAGATTGTTGGGGGTTTTCGAGCTTCATGAGCGTTTGCGTTCGTTCAATCTTCTTGTCGAGGGCGTCAATGGACTGTTTCGCGGTATCGAAAGCGGCTTGATCGTCCTTAGCGTTGGCGTCTTTGAGCTGTTCAATGAGGGCATTTTTTTGGTCAAGCAGGGCCAACATATCGTCTTTAGTGGACATAGGGGACCTTCTTTCTGAAATAATTGGGCCGGGTGGTAAGAGGGGGTCAAGGAGGGTCCAAAGTTGGACCCAGCGGTTAGAGCGACCAGGTACCTTGCGCAATCGCGCTGGATAAGTCGGGCTGTTCGAGAATGGCGGTAGCAAAGGCGATGATCCAGGCTACGGCCATATCGATCCGTCCGGTCGAGTGCTTCTTAGAGGGTTTCATATTCTCATTGTCGTCAATGGTACACTTGACATTCCCAAAGCACCAGCGCAGGGCAGGATTCTCGACATGGAACATCTCTTGCGAGCGGATGAGGCGTTCGAGTTCTTTCATGGGAGCGGATATATTACGCATACCCTGGGAGATCTCGACGACCTGGGTAGGAGTATCCGCCAACGCGGTTTGCACCCGCTGGATGAGGGTAGAACCAAGCCAGGGATCAAAGCCGACCATCTGCAAATCATAGGTACGGGCAGCGTCGAGGATGGTAGTAAAGATGTCCTCGAAGTCGATAATTTCGCCGTCACAGCCGTGTATAAAACCGTATTTGAGCCATTTGTAGTAAGGGGCATGATCCCGCTTTTCGCGTTCCTGAAGGTCAGCGGTCGGGATCCAGCCGGTGACGAGAGCAACCCATTGATCTAGCCCGTTCTGCGGGGGGAAGACCAACGCGAAAGCGGTCATGTCGGTGGACTTGGAAAGGT